CAAAAAAACTTTGTAGAAAGTTTGATTATCAGAAGGAAATGGATTTCATAGTAACAAACGACAAAAGAAATAAATTCATCCGAAACCTTTCTCTAGATTGCAAAGGAAATACACTAATACTTTTTCAGTATATTGAAAAACAAGGCAAGGTGTTGTATAATCTATTACAAGAAAAAATTGTAGATGAGAGAAAGTTATTCTTCATCCACGGAGCAACTGAAGCCACAGATAGAGAAATGGTTAGATCAATAGTAGAGAAAGAACAAAATGCTATTATAATTGCATCTTATGGTACATTCTCTGCTGGTGTAAATATTAAAAATTTGCACAATATAATTTTTGCCTCACCAACAAAATCGAGAATAAGAAATTTACAATCTATCGGTAGAGGACTTAGAACATCAGATCAAAAAACTCAATGTGTTTTATATGATATTGGTGATGATTTAAGTTGGAAAAAGAGAAAAAACTTTACTCTTACGCATATAGTAGAGAGAATTAAAATATATGCTGAGGAGTCTTTTGAATATAAAATTATTAACATAAAATGGTGATTATGGATACTGAAACAAAAAATAATGAATTTTATGGTATATTAAAATTAATCAACGGAGATAGTATTATTGGTATAGTTGATTTGAAAGAGATGGTTGGAGAAATCGTTGCTAATGTACAAAATCCTGTACAAATTTTTAATATTCCACAAATGACAGAAGAAGGTACTTACATTGAAAAAGTAATGTTACAAGATTATGTACCTTATAGTTCATCTAAAACTATAGTTCTTGCACTAACCACAATACTTTTTGTAACTCCTCTAGCTACTCAATATATTTCTAGATATGAAAATTTTCTAAAAAATATACAGGAATATGTAACTGAATTCACAGATGAAGAAATTAGTGATGAAAATACACCAGATGAAGATGGTAATGATTTATCAATTGAAAAACAAGATTTAAAGAAATGGCTACACTAATGCAAAAGAATACTCATTATGTTGATAACAAAAAATTTTTGGCGGCATTGATTGAATACAAGAAACAATGTAAAATGGCAGAGGATAGTGGAGAGGAAGATCCGATTGTCACCAACTACATTGGAGAATGTTTTTTAAAGATATCAACAAATCTTAGATATAAAACCAACTTTATAAACTATCCGTTTGGTGATGATATGGTATCGGATGGAATAGAAAATTGTTTAGTTGCAGTTAAGAAATTCAATCCGGAAAAATCAGAGAATCCTTTTGCGTATTTTACACAGATTATATACTTTGCTTTTATTCGTAGAATTCAAAAAGAGAAGAAACAATTAGCTCTTAAGTATAAAATGCTTGAAAATACTGATTTTGAGCAAATTATTACTCAAGAACATGATTCGGGTAACTTCAATGAACAATTTCTTGACTATGTTCGTAGACAATTAGAATATGTAGATTCATTGAAACTAAATGAAAAGATATTAGAAAAGAATAAAGAAGAAAAGTCTACAACCGATGGAGAAAATTATGAAGATTAAAGTAAGTGAGTTGTTTTATTCTATTCAAGGTGAAGGTCGTTTCATGGGAGTACCTAGTGTATTCCTACGTACATTTGGTTGTAATTTCACATGCTCTGGTTTCGGCATGCCTAGGGGAGAATTGAGTAATGAAAGAGACGCAATTGCAAATAAAAAAACGAATTATAACAATTATAACGATCTTCCTCTTACTCATACTGGGTGTGATAGTTATGCTTCTTGGGATACTAGGTTTAAGCATCTTAGTCCTCTTCTTGACATTGATGATATTGTTGAGTCCATTATGGGGTTGTTACCTTTTGGTGAATGGAGGGACGAGCACCTGGTAATTACAGGTGGAGAACCTTTGTTAGGTTGGCAAAGAGCTTATCCCGATCTGTTAAATCATGAAAAGATGGAGAGTTTAACTCATCTTACTTTTGAAACTAATGGAACACAACCTTTATCATCTATATTTGAAAATTATCTTAGTAATTGGGCTTGTGATAGATGGAATACTGAAGATCTTACTTTTAGTGTAAGTCCTAAATTACCATCTAGTGGTGAAAAATGGGAAGATGCTATTAAACCAAAAATAGTTAGAGATTATGCTTCTCTTGGTTATACTTATTTAAAATTTGTTGTAGCCACAGAGGAAGATGTTAAAGATGCCGAGAGGGCTGTTGAAGAATACAGAAAGCATGGATTTGATGGACCAGTTTATCTGATGCCAGTAGGTGGAGTAGAACAAATATATTCACTAAATAATAAAAATGTTGCTTTAATGGCAATGAAAAGGGGCTGGAGATATTCTGACAGGCTTCAAGTTCCTTTATTTAAAAATGCATGGGGGTGGTAAAACACGAAATTATAAATACTCTTATTAATGTCAACAATAAAGGAGTATTTATGAAAAAATATGGATTCGTTTATATTTGGTTTGACAAAAAACACAAAAAATACTATATTGGTTGTCATTGGGGTCAAGAAAGTGATGGTTACATCTGTTCATCAAATTGGATGAGAATGGCATATAGGAGAAGACCTTATGATTTTAAGAGACGAATATTAAAAAGAACTGAGTTAAGAGATGAGCTGTTTTTGATTGAAGAAAGTTTCCTAAAAAGAATTAAACCTGAAGAATTTGGTAAAAAATATTACAATCTTCAAAATCATTGGAGACATTGGTCGGAATCTAGTACGGGAAGACTGTCTGTTAGATCAAAAATATCAGAAACTAAAAAGAAATATTGGGCTAGTTCAGAATCTGCTGTTACAAGAGAAAAATTGAGTAAAATTAATAAAGAACGAGGGGTTAGGCCACCTTCGCGAAAAGGTAAGATTCCTTGGAATAAAGGATTGACTAAAAACACAGACGAGAGAGTTGCTGCAAATGCTGCAGCATGTAGAAAACCTAAGGCTAATACACAGAAAATGGGTAGATATAAACATAAAAAGGAATGTGATGAATTATTCGTTTGAAATGATGCAGGATGATATTAGAAATATTTTGAATCAAATGGAGGCGGTAAATTACCGACCTTCAATCATTTTGGGAATTACAAGAGGCGGATTGATTCCAGCAACATTGATTGCTCAAAGATTAAATGTGAACTTCGTAGATGCAATTCATCCGAAAAATCACGATGTTAATCTTTTGAGAAAGGTTTATGAAAAATACATAGCTGATACTGTGGCGAACTGCAAATCAAGTACTTTAATTGTTGATGATATTTTCGACACAGGAAAAACTTACGTATATTTTAAGAAAATATTTCCTGATGCAAAATTTGCCTCATTGTTGTATAATAAGGGGTGTGAAATTAAAGAAAAGCCAGAATATATTGGAACTACAATTGACAAAACTATAGATCCATCTTGGGTAGAGTTTTGGTGGGAACATGAGTAATATTCAAGTAATGATTGACTTGGAAACAATGTCAACAAGATCTAATGCTGCTATTTGTTCTATAGGTGCAGTAAAGTTTTCTGTAGAAGATGGTATTCTAGATAAGTTTTATAAAACTATTGATGCTAGAAGTGCTAAAGAATATGGATTGCATTTCTCCAAAGATACTGTAGAATGGTGGAGACAACAAAACACCGAGGCATTGAGAGCTCTAACTATTGATTGTGTTGAATTGGATGAAGCTCTAGATAAATTCACTGAGTGGTATGGTGAAAAGGGGATTCCTACTTGGGGCAATGGAGCAGGATTTGATAATGTTATTATGGAGAATGCTTATTTCGCAATTGGAAAAGTAAGACCTTGGAAATACTGGCACGATAGATGTTATAGAACTCTAAAAAATCTAATTGTTGTAGAGGAAGATTCAAGGGAAGGTGTTTATCATAATGCTTTACATGATGCTATACACCAAACTAATCATTTATTAAAAATTTTGAGGTCATAATGGAAATTTCAGATGTAATTCGTGAGCGTATAATTGCTGATAATGCTCCATATCTTTGCAACGATAATATTTCACAATATATTAAAGAGGGTGAGAAGAATCTTCTAATTTTAGAATTAGAGAAGAAGATGGAGTCTGTACTTAAATCCCTTATTATTAATACTGAGGAAGATCATAATACAAGGGAAACAGCTCATAGAGTTGCTAAAATGTGGGTTAATGAAATATTTGCTGGTAGATATCATCCCGCACCGGATGTTACTAGTTTTCCTAATGTAGGATATAATAATCTTTATACATGTGGACCAATTTCAATTAGATCTACTTGTGCTCACCATTTTCAAAATATTGTAGGTAAGTGTTGGGTTGGAGTATTGCCTCAAGATGAAGTAATTGGCTTATCAAAATTCAACAGAATAGTTCATCACATTTCAGAGCGTCCTCAAATTCAAGAAGAAATGACTACTCAAATTGCAGATGCACTGGTTAAATTCTCCGGTACTCCAAATATTGCTGTAGTTGTTAAGGCAGAACACCACTGCATGACTCACCGCGGTGTGAGAGAACATGAATCTGATATGACTACCGCTGTACTTAGAGGTAGATTCCTCGATGATAAGAGTTTGAAAACTGAATTTTATCAAGTATTGAGTTTAAAACAATAATATGAATAATGTAAAATTTGAATATGTAGCTTCGGGATTTAGTTATTTTAGAATAAACAAACAAAATGCATTAACTCCAGAGATCATAGATTATTTCAAGAATACCTTTGCCTCCATTAATGGTAATCATAATCACTTAGTATCTCTTTTATATAATGCCTACACCGAAGCAAATCACGGTGAGATGTTTAATTCTACTATTAGACCTATTGTTAATAAAATTCATGCAGACTCTGGTGGTCTGCAGATGATTACTCTAGGTAAAACTATCACAGAAGAATTGAAGATGGAGATCTATGCCAATCAAGCAAAGTATAGCGATATTGCCATGGCATTTGATATGATTCCAGTTAAGGTTCTCGGAGATCGTTCTGTCAGACTAGACACAAATACTAGAAAATTTGATCCTGCAAATTTTGAGAATTGTGCAAGGCAATCGGGAAAAAATTTGAAAACTCAAATAGAGTATTTTCTAAAGAATAAATCTAAATCAAAACCATTTCTAATTACTCAAGGTAATTGTTACGATACTTACATGAAATGGGTTGAATATGTTGTAGAGGAACTTCCATCTGAATATATTGATCATATTGGTGGCATAGCTATGGGAGCTGCTGCTCTAGGTAAGGGGACTCTAGAGGATATAAAGCGAGCTTTCTATTATACACAACTTCCAATAAAACTTAAAAATAATCATATGCACTTACTAGGAGTCGGAGCATTCCCTCGAATGATACCAACTCTGGTATTTGTGCAAAATGAACTGTACAATAATATGGTTATTAGTTATGATTCGACAACTCATACTGCATCTATAACTAGAGGTTTATACTTTTATAAAACAAAAATGTTAAATTACTCTAGAGTAATGAATCCGGATTATGATACTATTTTTGAGGATATTAATAATAATTTCCCCGGTGTTTATGAATTTGATGTGAATATGCTACATGCTTGTCTAAATAATCCACCTTCTAAAATTGCAGAAAAGTACGGATCATCTGATGCATCAGTTAAAACTGCAATTTCTTATATCTCATCTGCAATTAAGAATTTCGCTAAATGTGTGGATCATATGTCAACAAATCAAAAAGACATGATTAGATTATTATCTCCACTTTATCAAAATGCATTTTTATCTTTATATGAAGTAAAAAACATGGATGATTTTAATCATTGGTTAAGATCTGTTGGAAATCATATTGACAGCGACGCATTAGGTGTTTATAATTCTGGTTTGTCTCATTTATTTGGTGAATAATTATGTCTGATGTAAAAGTAGAACGATGGATTGAAGTTAAATTTACAAAAGAGGGTATTCATAAGTATCCGGAAGCTAGCACAGACCCAGCTTTAGCAACTAATGATGAATATGATGTTAGCTTCCTCGGTGTTCCTCATAGACATATTTTTCACTTTTATGTCTCATTAAAGGTTGAACATGATAATAGAGAGGTTGAATTTATTCAATTCAAGAGATGGTTAGAAAATTTATTTAAGGAACAAACTCTAAATATTAATTTTAAATCTTGTGAAATGTTAGCAAATGATTTATTTAATATGATTCAAACTCATGAAAAATATTCTAATAGAGAAACTATAATAAAGGTTTATGAGGATGATGAAAATGGAGCAATATTGAAATTTACCTCTGAAAATGACTGTTGAGAATTTATGAAAACAATTTATATTGTACCAATAGAACCAATTGATCAAAGATACACAAAACAATGGTATGAAAACATACCAAAAATTCTCGAGAGTGAAATACGAAAGAGAAATTTAAATATTAAAATTGACGTAATTGATGGTACGTTAATTTCTAGTGGAACATCTAAAGGTGCATTTCTAGATTTTGGTGCAACAAATCTTTATAAAGCAACTCAAGTTGAGCGCATATCATCTTTGTTTAGTTTTGGTCAAGTAAAACCTGGTGATAAATTTCTTGTTACAGATGCTTGGAATTTCGCAATCACTACAATAAAGTATATGAGTGAACTGTTAAACATTCCTGTAGAGATTCATTCTATTTGGCATGCTGGTAACTATGATCCATCAGACATTCTCGGTATGAAAATGAGTAAGGAGTGGGCATCTAATCAAGAGAGGGCTTGGTATTATGCTAGTTCTCATAATTATTTTGCTACAAATTTTCATCTGAAAATGTTTCAGGAAAATTTGCAAGTGGGTGCTATTAAATCTTATAGATCGGGTCAACCACATACTCCAATTATAGATGCTCTTTTACCATATAGAAGTGTTAAAAAAGAAAACACTATTATGTTTCCTCACAGATATAACGAGGACAAGCAACCAAAAATTGCCGAAGATTTGCAAGATTTGTACACAGTTAATATAACTCAAAAAATGAATCTTTCTAAAGAACAATATTATGAATGTTTGAGTAGATCAAAAGTAATTTTTAGTTGCTCTTTACATGAGAATTTAGGTATTAGTATGATGGAGGGAACACTTGCTGGTGCTATTCCAATTGTACCAGATAGATGCTCATATAAGGAAATGTATCTTGATGTATTTAAATATCCATCTGAATGGACATCTAGTTTTGATAATTACTTAAAGTATAAAAAATATCTACTTTCTTTTATAGCAGAAACAATGTTAAATTATGATGATTTTGCTAAAGATTTAGAAGAACAAACAAAAATTCTAATTGAGGAATATTTAACACCCACTGTCATGATTAATAATCTTCTAGGAGCGTAAGATGGGTAAGTTTATAAGCACAAAAACATATGGTCATGAAAGAGGATATGCTGTTGCTTATCGTCAATGGAGAGCAGATACACATTGTAATAAAATCCATGGTTATGCCCTAGCATTTCATTTTGAATTTGAGTGTGAGACTCTAGACAATAGAAACTGGTGTGTTGATTTTGGTGGATTTAAATCACTCAAAGAAAAATTAGATGATTGGTTTGATCATACACTTTTAGTAGCAGAAGATGATCCAGAGATGGAGACATTTCAAATGCTGCACAATAAAAAACTATGTAAACTAGTTGTTGTGGAGAAAACAGGTTGTGAAGGTTTAGCTAAGTTCCTTGCAGATTATATTCAAGAATATTGGATGGAGGAAAATGGATATAATGATGGAAGGGTTAAACTTCGCATGGTGAAAGTAATGGAGACTCCATCAAATTCTGCAATGTGGGTTAATGAATGAAAATAGCTTTAATTACAGACTCTCACTTTGGAGCAAGATCAGATTCATTTGTTTACGATAAATTTTTCAAAAAATTTTACAAAAATATCTTTTTTCCAGAGTTAGAGAAAAGAAACATAGACACTGTAATTCATCTAGGTGACGTTTTTGATAGAAGAAAATTCATAAACTATGTAACATTGAAATCTTGCAAAAAGTATTTCTTTGATGAATTAGAGAAAAGAGATATTACTGTTCATGTTTTAACAGGCAATCACGATACTACTTATAAAAATTCCAATGAAATAAATTCCCCAGATATTTTATTGATGGGTTATTCAAACATTACTACATATTCAGATCCAGTTATTGCAAATATTGGAGGTTTGAATATATTAATGATGCCTTGGATTTGTGCTGCAAATTATGAGCAATCTTTGAAATTAATAAAAGATGAAGGTGCTCTTGTTTGCATGGGTCACTTTGAGTTCTCTGGTTTTGAAATGTATAGAGGACAGGTAAGTGAAGGTGGAATGGATGCTAGTTTATTTCAAAATTATAAACTTGTTTGCTCGGGTCATTATCACCACAAATCTTCTAAGAAGAATATTACTTACCTAGGTAATCCTTATCAAATCACCTGGCAAGATTATGGTGATTCAAGGGGTTTTCATATTTTAGATACTGAAACTCTAGAGTTAGAATTTATAGAGAATCCTTATACAATATTTGAGAAGATATACTATAACGATGTTGAGGTAGATTATAACAAATCAATGGTATCTGAGGATAATTATACCAACAAAAACATAAAATTGATTGTTGTTAATAAAAAAGATGCTTATTTGTTTGATAAATTTGTAGATTGGCTTTATTCAATAGGTCCTCTAGATTTGAAAATTATTGAGGATTTCTCCGAATTTGAATCTCAAGTTGAGGATGAATCTGTTAGTATAGAGGATACAATGTCTTTATTAGGATCATATGTTGATGCTATTGAAACTGACATGAATAAAGAAAAAATCAAAACAATTTTAAAAACCCTTTATGTAGAAGCACAAACATTTGAAGAATGATTACATTTACTAAAGTAAGATGGAAAAACTTTCTCTCTACAGGAAATACCTTTACGGAGATATTGTTAAACAAAAGCACAACAACCTTAATTTTGGGTGAGAATGGATCAGGTAAGAGTACTCTACTTGATGCATTGTGCTTTGGATTATTTGGAAAGGCGTTTAGAAAGATAAACAAACCACAATTACTCAATTCAATCAATCAAAAGAATTGTATTGTTGAAATTGAGTTTATCTCTGGTAAGAAAAATTATAGAATATCTAGAGGTATCAAACCAGCAATTTTCAATATCTTTTGTAACGATGAATTGGTAAATCAAGATGCTGACTCCAAGGATTATCAAAAGGTTCTTGAAGAACAAATACTGAAATTCAACTATAAAGCATTTACTCAAATTGGTATTTTGGGTAGTGCATCTTTTACTCCTTTTATGCAATTGTCGCCAGCACATCGTAGAGAAGTAATTGAAGATATTCTAGATATTCAAATTTTCTCTAAAATGAATATTCTTTTGAAAGATAAGATTTTTGAGGTTAAAGAATTTATACGGCAAATAGACTCCAAGATAGAATTGGAGAAACAAAAAGCCAAGATGCAAAAGGATTTTATTAAGAAAATAGAGGACTCTAGAGATAAGAAGAATTTAGAGGTTAAAGCTGAAATCGATAAGACAATGCAAGAAATGGAAGATGCACAAAAAATTGTGACTTATCTAATTGATCAAATTCAAATCAAAACATCTAAAACAAATAAAAAAGATGATTTGAATAATAAGCTTCTACAATTAACCTCTATGAAGCAGAAATTAGATTCTTGCAATGCTAAGCTTAGTGCTGATATAACATTTTATTCTAATAATGACCAATGTCCTGCATGTAAACAATCAATTACTTTAGATTATAAAAATAATATTCTTGGATCAAAGAAAACTAAGTTTAGTGAGGTAGAGGAAGCAATAAAAACACTAAACAAGGATATGGATAAGCTCAACAAAAATATTCAGAAAATTTCTGACATTACGACAGAGATTAAAGAGTTGAGCAAGCAGCTTCAAGAACAAAACAGCATCATAACATCTGGTGAAAAATACTTAGTTAAGTTGAAAAAACAAGAGGAAGAACCCTCTGATACTATCATAGAAAATTTGAATAATGAAAAACTAAAATTAAAAGAAATAGCAAAGGAAGTTATTCGATTATCAAATGATAAATCAGATTTTAATCAACACCTAGAGTATTTAACTGTTTGTTCAATGATGCTTAAAGATACTGGTATAAAGACTAAAGTCATTAAGCAATATCTTCCAATCATTAACAAGATGGTAAATAAGTTTCTAACTGCTATGGATTTCTTTGTTCATATGGAATTGGATGAATCATTCAATGAAGTAATGAAATCTAGACATAGAGATGAATTTAGTTATGCATCCTTTAGTGAAGGTGAAAAGCAACGTATTGATCTAGCATTACTGTTCACTTGGAGAGTAATTGCAAAGATGAAGAACTCTGTAAACACCAATTTACTTATTCTAGATGAAATTTTTGATAGTTCATTGGATAATAATGGAACTGACTACTTGATGGCATTACTTAATACTTTAGGTGAGGAAACTAATCTTTTCGTCATTAGCCACAAAGGTGATGTACTTTTTGATAAGTTTAGATCAGTCATAAGGTACGAGAAACAAAACAATTTTTCGATTTTAAGATAATGCTTGACATTTTGGTTTGGGTATATTATAATACAAAAAACTAAAAGGTGACAAGATGAGAAAGTTAGCATCAATACGTTTGATCGACAATGTAGAACCCATTCCTAACGCAGACGCTATCGAAGTGTGTACTGTAGGTGGTTGGAAAGTTGTCTCAAAGAAAAATGAATTCAAGATCGGTGACAAAGCAATTTATTGTGAAATCGATTCTTGGATTCCTCATGCTCTAGCTCCCTTTCTAAGTAAGGGTAAAGATCCTCGTGCATATAATGATGTTCCTGGTGAGCGTCTACGTACAGTAAAACTACGTGGGCAACTTTCCCAAGGTCTTCTTTTGCCAATCGCTGAATCTCTAATGCATCTAGAGGATGGTTTTGACCTTACAGAACTTTTAGGTATTCAAAAATGGGAAGCTCCTATTCCTGCTCAATTGAGAGGAGAGGTTCTAGGATTATTTCCTAATTTTATTCCTAAGACAGACCAAGAGCGTATTCAAAATATCGACTACGATGTTTCATCTCAATATTGGGAAGCCACTGAAAAACTAGATGGTTCATCTATGACTGTTTATGTCAATGGTGACAAGCAAGGTGTCTGCAGTAGAAACTACGATCTAGAAAAAGATCTAAATAATTCTTTTTGGAGTGTAGCAGAAAAACAACAACTGTTAGAGAAAATTATTTCTACTGGTAAAAATCTAGCTCTCCAAGGTGAATTGATCGGGGAAGGTGTTCAAAAGAACCGATACAAGAGAACTGGCCTAGATTTCTTTTTGTTTGATATCTATGACATAGACAATAAAAGATATCTACTACCAACAGAACGTCTACGTCTCTCTATAGAGTTAGGAATCAATCATGTACCAGTACTTGGTACAGCAGTAAAAGTTCCTTCCTCAACAGAAGAAATTCTGCGATCTGCAGAGGGGACTAGTTTACTTTGCAAAGATGTTGAGCGAGAAGGTGTAGTATACAAAAACCTTTATGAAGAAGAAAGTTTCAAGGCAATTTCCAATAAATTCCTTTTGAAAGAAGACTGATTATGAAGCCGTTACTGCATGCAAATATTAGTAGGAAAGCATGGGGTGGTACTGTTGAGGATTACTTGCCAATTCACAACTTTATTGATTCATCTAAGATGGCAATGCCAGACGTTCGACATAGAGCAATTCTACACTCAGCATTTGGCTGTTTCGTAGTCGAGCAGGTTTTCGGTACGTATATTACAAATAGTGTAGGTAAGAAAATTAGCACTCGAGATATTGCTGAGGAGCATATTATTCAAGATCTGGGTTTCATTCCTACAATGGAGAACTACTTGAATAATATGACCATGCAGCCATGGATGTCCGGGACTGAGCGTGGAAAGAAAAGTGTTAAAAAGCATATTTCTTTAGAGGATTAAAAATGCATTTAGCTAAGAAAATTTCTCGCAAAAAGAAAATAATTGAAAAGCATGAAAAAGAATTAAGAGAATTATTTGCTTCATGTACGCATGAACAAATTATTCCCAAGTTTAAATATTATCCCGGTAACTATAATGATAAAGCAGAGACACATTCATGGTCAGAGTGTGTCCTTTGCGGTGAACATTTTGAAAATCGAATTGTAACTCATAATTGGTACGGTTAAAAACCCTTATAAATCAATGGATTAAAACTTCTTGACATTCATTGGTGAATGATGTATAATATGTTAGAATGAATAGGAGACTGTACCGATGCAAATCGCAAAAAGCAAATCAATTCTAGCAAAACTATTTGCTCAAGAAAACATTACGGTTGAGCATAAGAATGTTTCAACTGCTTACTTTGAACTCAGCAATAGAGTTCTTGTATGCCCTATCTGGAAAAACATGTCCGAGGAACTATATGACTTGCTTATGGGTCATGAGGTCGGTCATGCTCTATTTACTCCACCACAGGGCTGGCATAATGCTATCACAAAAGAAGGTGCAGGTTTTAAATCTTTTCTTAATGTAATTGAAGATATTAGAATCGAAAGGTTAATTAAAGAAAAGTTTCCTGGTATTCGGAGATCTTTTTTCTCCGGATATAAAAGCCTTTATGAGAATGATTTTTTCGGATTATCTAAATTAGATTATTCGATAAATGACTTACCTTTTATCGATAGAATCAATCTTCACTACAAAGTTGGTATGTTTCTAAATGTTAAATTTCATACAGATGAAACTGAATATCTAAAAAAGATTGATAATATCTCTTCTTGGGAAGATACTGAGAGTATTGCCAAAGAATTATTTGAACTTGCAAAAAATACTGAATCTAAATTTACCTATGATGGATTGAAATTTAATCTAGGTGAAGAAGCAGAAGATTCTGAAGATGACACCGATGATCTAGATGTGTTTGATGATAGTGAAGATATGATGGAAATTCCATCAGATCCAATTTCTATAACAGACGAAAGTTTCCGTCATCGGGAGCGGAGCCTTGTATCGAGTGATAAAACTAGTTTTAAATATTTTCTTCTACCTGAGGTTAATTGGGAAGCTCGAGTAATTGATTATAAAACTGTTCATAAAAATATGATTTTTTGTATCGAAAAGACTAAATCTCTAGATTATCTTGATCAAATAAAAAATAAACTTTTTGCTGAATTCAAAAAGAAGAATGAAAAGTACGTAGCATATATGGTCAAGGAATTTGAGCTTAGAAAAAATGCTCGTCAATTCGCTAGAGCCTCGGTTTCTAAAACAGGTGAGATTAATACAAAGAAACTTTTTGCATATAAGATAACAGAAGATCTTTTCAATAGAGTGACTACAGTACCCAATGGTAAGAACCATGGCATGATTATGTTTGTAGATTTTTCTAGATCCATGGAGGATAAGATGAAATCTACATTAGAGCAAACGATCATTCTAGCAATGTTCTGCAGAAAGATTAATGTTCCTTTCTCAGTGTATTCTTTCACAAATTGTCCTGACATCTACGGAGAAATAGATTCAAAATATAAAAATTGTTTCATGAAGAAGTACGTCATCGGTAATCAAAAAATTGATGATCCACATTTTAGAATGCGAGAATACATTAGCTCACGTATGTCTAGTACAGAATTTAAAAACGCTATCAAAAATTTAATTTTTCTCTCTATGACCTTTATGACTAGATATGAAAAACAGCAAAACAAATTTGATTATTACACTCCTCCAACAGATGAATTACATTCTACCCCTCTAGATGCAACTGTAATCGCATCAATTGAAATGGTGAAGCAATTCAGAAAAAATTATCGGCTAGACATTGTTAACACTATTTTTCTGACAGATGGGCAATCTGATACTACATCAGCGGGAACTGATACATCTGGACACGGTTATCACTCTTGGAAAGAAAGGGGTAGCAGTATTGTGCGATATGTTACCGATCCAGTAACTAAATTAGTTGGAGCTTCAAAAAATCATCAACCTATGACTTGTGCTTATTTGCAACTTCTAAAGAAGATTACAGATTGTAATGTTATTGGATTTTTTATTTCAGATAAACGTCTACGTCATACAATATCTAATTATAATAATATTTACGGATCCTCAACTTTTCTTACTGACAAAGAACTAACTTCAATAAGAAGTAATGGTTTCCATGATATTGAGGGGGATACATATGATCATTTCTTTATTATGTCTGGTGGTCGAGCACAGGAATTAGAGGAAGCTGAAATTAGTGTAGATAAAGATTTCTCTAAAAATGATCTAAAAAAGGCGTTTATGAAATATAGAAGCAGAATAAGTTTTAATCGTATGTTTCTTAATAGATTTGCCTCAGTAATTTCGTGAAATTTTGCTTGACATATATCCACTTCTGTGTTATAATGATAAAGAATATTGAAAAGGAGTTGTTATGGCTAAAATAGTTTCGCAGCTTGAACGTCAAACACTGATTGATTGCTTAGTTGAGCGTTTCGGTGTTAATGTTTCAACTAAGCAAATTTTGCAATATGTCAAGGAAAAATCCCTTGACCATCCTAGGTGGTTACTAGGTAATCCTGTATATAAAAGTGGACATGGTAAGTATACATTCACCAATAAACAAGCTGTAGAACCTATCTCTGCACCGGTAGCAGAACCAGCGAATATTTTGCCTCTACGTCAGAAAAATCTCAATGTTGAGATTGGTAATTTAGTTCCAGAAAAGGAACAAACATATGTTCCTTTCGGATTTTATCGTGACTTAGAATCAATTATTCTCTCTGGAAATTTTTACCCAGTATTCATTACTGGTCTTTCTGGTAACGGAAAGACCACAATGATTGAGCAAATTTGTGCAAAAAATCAGCGTGAGTGTGTTCGAGTAAATATCTCGATTGAAACAGATGAGGATGATTTGATTGGTGGAAATACTCTAGTAGACGGAAATATTGTGTACCGAGAAGGTCCTGTTCTACTAGCTATGAAGCGTGGTGCTATTTTAATTCTAGATGAAATTGACCGCGGTTCAAATAAACTAATGTGTATGCAGGCAGTACTAGAAGGTAAGCCTTACTTTAATAAAAAGACCGGAGAGGTTATCAAAGCAAAAGAAGGATTCAATATTATTGCAACTGCAAACACAAAAGGCAGGGGAACTGAGGATGGAAAGTTCATCGCTGCTCAAATTCTAGACGAAGCCTTTCTAGAACGTTTTCCAATTACAATTGAACAAGAATATCCTAGTTCCACAGTCGAGCGCAAAATTATCATCAATAATATGAAACTAAAAAGTTGCATTGATGAAGAATTTGCTGACAAGTTGGTAACCTGGGCAGATATTATTCGTAAAACCTTCCAGGAAGGTGGTATTGATGAAATCATCTCAACCCGTCGTCTAGTACACATTATTCATGCTTTTAGTATGTTTAAAGATAGAATGAAGGCAATCAACTATTGTATTAATCGTTTTGATGTAGAATCAAAGAGTGCGTTCCTCGATCTTTATAGTAAACTAGATGAGGAAAAAGACGAGGAAAAAGTAGGTAATGCAGCACCCACTATTCCAGAACCTATAGAATCTAATTTTTAAAACTAACTGTTTTAAATTAAGGGAGACTAAGTCTCCCTTTTCTATTGAAGTATAGAGCTACATGATATATACTTAATGTTTATCATTGATGAAAGATTTAAATGAATAATTTTGCTCAAGTTGAATTAGATTATGGATATTTTATAATTCCAGTAAATTATACTCCCGGTCCACCTACTCCATCCCCGCTCGATGCTTCAAAGCATAAAAGAACCCACATAGAAGAAGAACTTAGTTTTCTAACCAGAATAGTTTTTTGGTTAGATGATAATTCTGTTATTATTGATGGTGGTGCAAATATTGGTTATGTCTCAATTCCTATTGCAACACAATACAAAAATAAAAATCTAGAGATTCACGCTTTTGAACCACAAAAGATGTTATTCTATGCTCTTGGTGGTACTGTTGCACTCAATGATTTAAACAATGTAACGCTTCATAATAAATGTCTTGGAGCAGTCTCTGGAAAAGCAAATATACCCGAAATAGATTTTAGTCAAAAATCTGACTTTGGTATGGTGGCTGTCTCTAAAGATAAAGAAGAAAATGTTAGAGAAGTTGATGTTGTAGCAATTGATGATATGAATCTACGTAGATTAGATTTTCTTAAATTAGATATTGAGGGTTATGAATGTGAAGCACTCAGAGGTGGTATAGAGACTATTAAAAAATATCGCCCATGGATATGGATAGAATATAATCTAATTGGAATTGATAATATTAAAAAAGAGCTTGCAGATATTTCCGACTATGACTATATAGTCATAGATTGGCAAAACATGCTGCTAGCTCCAAAAGAAAGATTAGATAAAGTAAAATAATTATTGGGAATTGAATGAAAAATATACTTATTCATACACACACTGGTTTGGGTGATTATTTCATAACAAACGGTATAATGCATTCTTATACACTTAACTATGATAAAGTGTATCTAATTTATATTAAGATGTTTCGTGAGACTGTACAGGAATTATATAAAGGTTTTGAATCAATTACGCCTATTGAATTTCCAGATGTTGATGTAACAAAAACTGCAATGCGAGAAGTGAGACAAACAGCTCAAAATTTAAATGCTGAAATGATTTCTCTTGCAGATCCTTATCTTCATTATCCGGAGAGATTAATTTTTAATAAAGATCAAAATTTAGTTAAATTAAATGTGGCTGTTAATTTTGATAGACAATTTTATGAGCTAGCTGGATTGCCTTTTGCATGTAGATATACGAATTGCCGTATTCCTGCAAAGACAGAACGCAGTGAGGAGATTTATCAGACTCTGTCTGGGGGAGAAGATTATATTCTTATACATGGTGGCAGTAGTCAACAAGATGATTATGGATTGGCTATTGATCAACTTACCTCTTATAAAGATTTAAAGCGTGTTTATATTAAACCAGGAGTAACAAATAATGTTCTAGATTTTGTTACTTTGATAGAGAGAGCAAAAGAAATTCATGCTGTAGGATCTTTTTTCCAATGTCTAGTTGATTCTATGGTTAAACGAACTAAAGCAGATTTAATTTTTCATGATGTAATGATGAAACACGAGACTCAAGTGAGTAACAAGTGGAATGATTATAGATGGAAAGTTGTAAATTATGGAGTAAAATATTAATGAAAAAAGCATTGATTACTGGTATTACCGGTCAAGATGGATCTTATTTAGCAGAGCTTTTATTAGAAAAAGATTATGAGGTTCATGGTATAATTAGAAGAAGCTCATCTATAAATACATCCAGAATAGATCATATATTTGATAACAAAAATTTAAAATTACATTATGGTGATCTAACAGATTCATTATCATTAAGTGCGACAATTCAAAGAATTGAACCGGATGAAATATATAATTTAGCAGCTCAAAGTCATGTAAAAGTTTCATTTGAAACACCTGAGTATACAGCTCAGGTAGATGCATTGGGAACTCTTAGAATTTTAGAGGCAGTTAGATTACTAGGTCTAACACATAAAACAAAAATATACCAAGCATCAACCTCTGAACTATATGGATTAGTTCAGGAGATTCCTCAAAAAGAAACTACTCCCTTCTATCCTCGTTCACCATATGGTGCAGCAAAGATTTATGGTTTTTGGATTACTAAAAACTATCGTGAGGCATATGATATGTTTGCATGCACTGGTATTCTTTTTAATCATGAATCTCCTAGACGCGGACACAATTTCGTGACAAAGAAAATTGTTGATGGTTTGAGAAATATTTCTCAGGGCAAGCAAGATATTCTTTATCTAGGTAATTTAAATGCAAAGAGAGACTGGGGTCATGCAAAAGATTACGTTAGAGCAATGTGGATGATGTTACAGAGAGATACTCCGGATGATTTTGTTATTGCTACAGGTGAACAATATTCAGTAAGAGAGTTTGTTGAGGAATGTGCTCCTCATTTCAAAATGAATATTTACTGGGAAGGTGAAGGTTTAAATGAAGTTGGTATTGATAGATTTACATGTAAGCCTGTCATTAAAGTAGATCCCAAATATTTTCGTCCTACCGAAGTAGAAACTTTGCTAGGTGATGCGACAAAAGCGCAAAATATTCTAGGATGGAAACCAGAATATACTTTTAAAATGTTAGTGGATGAAATGTGTAATGAATAAAGACTCTAAAATTTTTATTGCTGGGCATAGAGGATTGGTGGGTTCAGCTATAGTTAGACGTTTAGAACTTTTGGGATATAAAAATATTATAACTGCTGGAAGAGAATGTCTTGATCTAAGATCACAGGCTAGTGTTGAATATTTTTTTGAAAATCATAAACCAGATTATGTTTTTGATGCTGCAGCAAAGGTTGGTGGAATTTATGCAAATGATACTTATTCTGCAGACTTCATTTATGATAATATTATGATTCAAACTAATTTAATCCATAATTCATGGAAGTATGGAGTAAAAAAATTCCTCTTCCTCGGATCAGTTTGTATATATCCTAAATTTGCATCTATCCCCGTAAAGGAAGAAAGTTTACTAACCGGTATTCTTGAACCAACAAATGAGGCATATGCTATAGCAAAAATATCTGGTGCCAAAATGTGCCAGTTTTATAGCAAACAATATGGATTCAAATCATTAACAATTATGCCATCAAATCTATATGGTATAAATGATAATTTTCATCCAGATAATGGACATGTTATTCCAGCTATGTTTACAAAGTTTAGATTAGCTAAACAAGAATGTACTGATGTGACTTTTTGGGGTGATGGTACCGCATATAGAGAATTTATGTATTGCGATGATATGGCTGATGCTTGCATTTTTCTCATGATACAACAACAATATGAAAATGGAGAAATAATAAATGCTGGTTCTGGTTATAATATTTCTATTAAAGAATTGTCTGAGAAAATAGCTCGAATAGTTGATTTCAAAGGTAAGATTTTATGGGATACATCTAGACCAAATGGAACTCCTATTAGACCACTTGATTTCACAAAAATAGAAAAATTGGGATGGAGTCCAAAATATGATTTGGATTATGGTTTAGCACTAACATATGATTGGTTAACAAAAAGGAATAACCCATGAAAGAATTATTTTCATTAGGTGATTTGTATGTATCTGACTTCATTAAGGATGAGAATACTTTTAGAGGTGGCAAACATGAAATGAAACTCATGTTTGATGAAAAGACTGCTGAGGTTCGTTTAGAGAAATCTGCCCCACCAGATGCAATGTATGGTAAATACTGGTATAGATCTGGTATTAATGATACTATGAAAAATGAACTTGCAAGCATTGTTTCATCAATTCAATCTGTTAAAAAGTTAAAACCCAACTCTGTATGGTTAGATATTGCTTGCAATGATGGTACATTACTTTCATTTGTACCAAATACAATGTATAGGGTAGGTATTGATCCCGTTGAGGATTCTTATAAAAAAGAATCTGAAAAACATGCAAATCTAATCATCCAAGATTATTTTTCTCTTAATGCAATTAAAAATACAGAGTTTGAGGGAAAGAAGGCTGATGTAATTACTTGCATAGCAATGTTCTATGATCTAGAGAATAGAGATTCTTTTCTACAAGATGTTAGAAAAATTTTGCATCAAGACGGACTTTTTGTTTTACAATTAAGTTATACTCCATTGATGATTGAACAGATGGCATTTGATAATATTTGTCATGAGCACATTTATTATTACACTTTAACTACTATGAGAAATCTATTAGGTAAAAATGGATTTAAAATAGTTGATTGCCAATTGAATGATGTTAATGGTGGTTCATTTAGATTATATGTAATGCATGATATGGGAAATGTAAATACATTCGGTACTCAACCATACAGAGATGTTTGTAACTTTAGAAAATTCTCTTTAATGGATTATGAGAGAAGAATGCGTTATAATACAGAGAATGTATGGCAGACTTTTTATTTGAATTTACTTAAATTGAGAGCTAAAACATACAATTTTATTAAAGAAGAAAAAGAAAAAGGTAAAAAGATTTGGGGTTATGGTGCTTCAACAAAGGGTAATACCTTATTGCAATATTTCGGTTTGAATCATTTGCTCATAGATGGAATAGCAGAGAGAAGCCATTATAAATTTGGTTTAAAAACTGTGGGAACAAATATTCCAATATACTCCGAAGAAGATATGCGCGCTGCAAAGCCAGATTACTTGTTAATTTTGCCATGGCATTTCATTAATGAGTTCAAAGAAAGAGAAATAGAATTTCTTAAAGGTGGAGGAAAGATGATTGTTCCTTGCCCACGTTTCAATATAATAACAATAGATGATGTAAATTAAGGAGAACATTTTGGGTGATTATCTAGATAAAATGATAAGAGATGCAGTACAAAGAATTCTCTCTGAAAAGAAGATGCCAGATATTCAGTATATTGCTACTGATAGTATATCAGAGATAATTGAAAAACTTATTATCATTAATATTAGAATTTGGATGTTAGAGGATGCTATTCAAGAGGCAAAAACAGATGCTGAAATAGCAGATCTAAAGAGAAAGATTGATATTAGTTCTAAAATTAAAAGACCAAAATTCATTGAAGCAATTAATTTGATGATTGATGATTGTATTAGAAATAAAAACAAAAGTTTAGTTGAAGGTTCAGTAAAATTATATAGAGGTGTTGATAATGAAACAGAAGCTTAAGCTAGGTTTTACTGATACAAATGAGCATCTAGCACAATTTTTCTATCACACTCTTTCTCTACGATATGAGATAGAGATTGATAACGAGAAGCCAGAATTTTTAATCTTCGGTGATGATAATTTTGGAGCTGACAATTTAAATTTCAGTAAGAGAGATTGTATTAAGATTTTCTATACCGGGGAAAATAGACGCCCGGAAAATTTTGATTGTCACTATGCTATTTCTTTTGATCATAACTTCAATAAGTGGCATTACAGATTACCACTCTACATCATTTATATGTGGGCTCTAGAGAATATCCATAAAACAGATTATAAGTATAATTATATTCTTAGTCCAGCAATTAAAGAGAAAACAGACTTTTGTTCTTTTGTGGTTAGTAATGGTAATTGCACAGAAAGAAATATGTTTTTTCAGAAACTCAATGCAATAAAAAGAGTTGATAGCGCAGGTAGATTTCTTAAGAACACCAATATTGAACTAGATGGTGAGCAAGCTAAAATAGATTTTCTTGCAAGGAGAAAGTTTAATATATGTTTTGAATCTGGTACATTTCCTGGTTATGTCACAGAGAAAATTTTACATGCGTTTTATGCTGGAACAGTTCCGATTTATTGGGGAAGTCCTACAGTAACATTAGACTTCAATTCTGGGGCATTTATCAATGCTCATATGTTCAAATCACAAGATGAACTTGCTGACTTTGTTATGCATGTTGATAGTAATGATGATTTGTATAATCATATATTGACAAGACCCAAGTTTGCGTTTAATATACCACCATCCTACTACTTCCTGGATAATTTTTTAAATTGGTTTGATGCAATTGTTTATAGAAAGATTGAGACACGAGATGCTAATACATTCATTCATTTTTAATTGGCGTGGGCAGTACGAAAAAACAAAAGAAAAAGAAAAGATTTTAAGCAGTATTCCTGATGTGAAAGTCACAGTTATTAATAGTGATGAAGAACATATGGATGAAGATTGGATTAATATTGGAGAGGAATCATTCTTCACCGATCAATTCATGATGGCGTTAAAGTTGTTTAGCGGAGATATTTTTTGGCATGTGCAAGGAGACGCTTCTTATGATAAGTGGTCTGAACTTGTGACAGATGCTAAGAAATATTGGGAAAAGTATGAATGGGGTATCTACGCGCCAAATGTAGATTATACATGGTATACTGCAAATAGAACCGATATTTCGGGACTTCTAGTATCAGATACTAATCTTAAGATAGTTGCTTGTACAGATTGTACTTGTTGGTTTATTCATAAAGATGTTATTCAAGATTTTAAGGATCGTAACATTGATATGACACCATATACTATGGGTTGGGGTTGGGATATTGTACTTCCTTCTCTAGCATTTCTAAAGCAAAAGCCAGTATTTAGAGACTATAATCACGTTATTCAACATCCAGAGGGAACAAATTATAATAAGGATAAGGCGGAGAGAGAAATGCTAGCTTTATTTGAGAGTTTACCTTTAGATCTGAAGAAATTGTTTTCTCACATAAAGAGCGACAGAGAATCTATTGCAAAGTATTTCAATGAATAATATAACTCTTCTCTCAGCAGGGGATCTTAACTACAAACCACTTGCTGCAATTACCTGGTTTCAAAACAAGGTTAATTATTGCAATAAACATAACTATAGTGGATGTTATGGGGAATATGAGTTCAGAGGAATTCCTCATGGGTTTGAAAAAATAATGCTAATAAAGCATTTGTTCTCTACCAAAAATATTTCATGGTTATGGTGGACAGGTTGTGATTCAATGATTACAAATTTCAATGTGAAATTGGAAGATATAATTGATGAAAATTATCACTTTATTATCGGGGTTGATTTAAATGGTATGAACGCTGATAGTTTTCTAATTAGAAATAGTAAAGAGGGCAATGAGTATCTTGATATGATTTTATCTAGAATGAATTCATATCTCAATCCCATGGGAATGTATGAGCAACAAATCATGTGGGAAACTTATGAAGAATATAAAGGTATAATCAAACAAGTGCCCCAGAGAACTTTTAATTCTTATGATTATAGTTATTTGCCCTGGCCTGCTCCTCAATTAGATAAATTGGGTAATGATGGAAATTGGGTTAAAGGTGATTTTCTAATTCAATGGCCTGCTATGCAATTACATGATAGAATAGCGCGAGCACAAAACATGTTAACAGAGGTTATTGTATGAGAATAGAATTTCAAGAACTAAATCAGCTTATAGCAACAAAGCTACAATTAAACGAATCATTTTCATTAGTAAGAATTGATAATACTGCTGGTTATGTTGTAGAGTGTATGCTGAATAGAACAGTTCCATCGGAGCAACATTATCACGGTGGATCTTTAGTTGAGTCGGGTATTTATCCCACAGATTTGAATTATTCCTTTAATGTAGTAATGCCAAAAGTAATTGACTCTATTAATAATAGTGATATACTTGGATTTGTAGATTGTGCACAGACACTGCAAAATAGTCCCACAATAAATTCCCTTTATGGGCAAAAACCATTATTCTTTAGTCATAGTTTCCTTATAGTAGATCCAGGAGCTTTACTAGGATATGATAATACTTGGGGTATTCCAGTACATACACCATGGACACATTTTCTAAAAAATAAAAAAGTATTAGTAGTATCTACCCATTATGAAAGCATTATGAGACAGTGGGAAAAAATAGACAAGGTATGGGGAAAGAATAGAGATATAATTGCTCCTTTTGATTTGGTTGGTTGTGTAAGAGCCCCATACCATCCACTTTTAGATGATAGACAATATCCCAATTGCAATTCTTGGGAAGATAATGTAAAATACATGATTAATGAAATTGACAAATATGATTACGATGTACTTTTGAGTGGTTCTACTACATCCTCCCCCATCTTTGTAAACCATGCAAAGAAGATGGGGAAGGTAGGTATTCAAACAGGTGGAACTATTCAATTGTTTTTTGGCATCTATGGCTATAGATGGACACATGTAGATGGATATAAAAATTGGCATAATATGTACAATGAGCATTGGATCTATCCTCTAACAGTAGATGAACCTAAAAATAAAAATGGTTATTCATACCTTGAAACTACATTTGCTTACTGGAGCAGAACTTGAAAGAGATATTGAATTTAGTTGAAAATTATATTAAAGAGAAGCAAAATACAACTTGGACTCCTGGAGTAGATCATGTGAACTACTCCGGTCCTTATTTTGGTCCGGAGGAATATGTTGCTGCCGTTGAAACTTTACTAGGTGGTTGGCTAGTAATGGGTAATAAAAGTTTACGCTTTGAACAAAAGTTTTGTAAACAATTCGGTAAAAAGCATGGTATTTTAACAAACTCAGGATCTAGTTCCAATCTATTAATGATGGCAGCGTTATCTAGTAAACGGGGATATAACTTACCTAAAGGTACAAAAATTCTCACACCAGCTGCCGGCTTTCCTACTACATTAAATCCAATTCTTCAGTATGGATATGAACCTGTTTTTGTTGATATAGAATTAAATACTTTAAACTTAGATTTAGATAAAACAGAAGAAATTTTAAGTAAAAATCCAGACATTAAGGTAATTACCTTTGCACATGTCCTTGGTAATCCGCCTGCAATGAATAGAGTTATGGAATTGGTTAAGAAACACAATCTAATTCTTTTAGAAGATTGCTGTGATGCTCTAGGATCTTCTTATGAAGGTAAACCTCTAGGAAGTTTTGGTGAAATGGCATCTTGTAGTTTTTACCCAGCACATCATATGACTATGGGTGAAGGTGGCTATGTAGCATGTAATACTTATGAGCAAGAAGTTATTCTACGTAGTTTCCGTGAATGGGGTAGAGGCTGCTATTGTAATGGTCCGGAGGCAAATAAGTTAAAATGTGGAACATGTAAGGAAAGATTTAAAGAATGGATTCCAAGCTTACCAGGTGAAATATTTGACCATAAGTATGTCTATGACGAGATTGGATATAATCTGAAACCTATTGAGGTGCAAAGTGCAATTGGTTTGGTTCAATTAGAAAAATTACCAGATATTCATTACTTAAGAAAGAGAAATTACTATTTACTAAAGGAAATTTTTGAGAAGTATGAGGAATATTTTATCATTCCAAGGTCTCTAGAAGAAGCCGATGTAAGTTGGTTTGCTTTTCCTTTGACTTTAAAGGACACCGCTCCATTTTATAGAAAGAATTTAGTTGATTTCCTAGAAGATAATCTAATACAAACTCGTCCATATTTTGCAGGAAATATTTTACTACAACCAGCATATTCACATTTGATGGATATCAATAAAGTTAAAAGTGAATTTAAAAATGCAACATACTCCATGACTAATACATTCTTCCTAGGTACTAGTCCTGTCATTACTAGAACAAAGATAAATTACATTAGTCATATTGTAGATCAGTTCATGAGAAAATATGAATAAAGAATCTTTAATTGAATTTGAAAATGAGATAGCAAGTCTTTTTAACTCTGCTAAAATTAAAGCACCAATTCATCTGTACCACAATACAGAGGATCTTATTATAAGAATATTTGAGAATATTGATATTCAGAGGGATTGGGTTTGTTGTACTTGGAGAAATCATTATCAAGCCCTTTTAAAGGGAATTCCACCAAATCTTTTAAAAGAAAAAATTATGGATGGAAAAAGTATGGTAATGAATTTACCAGAGTATAAGTTCATATGTAGCAGTATTGTAGGTGGAATTCCTAGTATTGCTACAGGTTTGGCTCTTGCTGCTAAACTTAAAAATACAGATGAAAGAGTATGGTGTTGGACTGGTGATATGAGTGCAGAAACCGGTGCATGGGCAGAGGCATATAAGTATTCTGTAGCTCATAATCTTCCAATAAAATTCATAGTGGAGGATAATGAATTGAGTGTTCTAACTCCAACAAAACATGTTTGGGGTGAGAATAAATGGTATCTTCCTAAACAAAACTTGGCTTATTTTGAAAATGACCATCTAGTATACTACAAGTATACAAACGATAAATATCCTCACGCAGGTGCTGGCATAAGAGTTCAATTTTAATATGAATACATATCAAACAGAATTAATTGAGGCAATGAATTGGCTAGCAAAACAGCCTAAAACATTAATTTTAGGACAAGCAGTTTGTTTTGCAGGAACAGGATGTTATGAATCTCTTGTTAAAGTTCCTTATAATAAAAAGATGGAATTCCCAGTAGCAGAGAATTTTCAAATTGGAGTTAGTATAGGACTAGCTTTAAATGGATTCATTCCTGTTAGTGTAGTTCCTAGATGGAATTTTCTTCTCTGTGCCACCGATCAAATAGTAAACCATTTAGATAAGTTATCACTTATTAATAGTGAATGTACACCTAAAGTTATAATTAGAGTAGCAGTGGGTTCTGAAAATCCAATTGATCCTCAAGAGCAGCATAAAGGTAACTTTTCAGATGCATTTAGATTAATGTGTAAAACAATTGATATTATTGAATGTAAAGAGCCTCAGGATATTTTACCATCCTATCAAAAAGCATACCACAGAACAGATGGAAAAAGTACAATTATAGTTGAGTTTCCTGATTATGGTAAAAAATAAAATAGCAATTCTTGGTGGAAATGGATTCCTCGGTAATTGTTTTGCTCAAAAATTACCAGAAAAATATTTTGAAATATTACCTGTTACTAGAAAAGATGTTGATCTTAGATCCTATCTAGATGTTAAAAATTGGTGTGAGAAAAACAAACCCGATTATATTATCAATTGCGCCACAGCGGGTAATAAAAAATCATTTAATTATTATGATGAAGAAGAATTTCAAAATAATCTTGACATTTTTTTAAATGTTATAAATTATGGGCGCTATAAAAAGATTATTAATATTGGTAGTGGTGCAGAATTTGATCTGACTTGTAATATAGATAGAGTAGAGGAAGGAGATATCTTCTATAGATATCCTAAAGATAGTTATGGTTATAGTAAGAATAAAATATCCAGAATATCTGTGGAATTAGATAACGCCTATATTCTAAGAGTATTTGGTTGTTTTGATCATACAGAACCAAATTTTAGATTATTTGCTAAACATCTGAATGGCGATTTAAAATCTATAGATGATAGAGAATTTGATTATATAAGTGCAGATGACTTAACTAAAATACTTTTAGAGGTCATATTTAATGATAATATACCAAGAGATATAAATTGTGTATATCGAGAAAAATTATACTTGAGTGATATTTTAAACCGTGTCTCTTTGTCACCTTTTAAAATAAATTCAGTAAGTGAAAAAAATTATACTGCCTCTGGTAAACTATTGTCAAGCCTCAATCTTGATTTGATTGGTTTGGATAGAAGTATTCAAAATTATATTGAAAGAAGATAATGAAAAAAATAGTGTATGTAACCGGTTGCTTAGGCTTTATTGGATATCGTTTAACTCAGAGATGTTTGGAGGAAGGTTGGTATGTAATTGGTGTGGATAAAATTACATATGCAGCAAATCCAGATTATCTGAAACAATTGACTAATAACAGATTTAAGTTCATACAAGCAGATATAAATGATTTAGAGTTCCTTTATGATTGTGATTTTGTTATTAATACAGCAGCAGAGTCTCATGTTGATAATAGTATAAACTCGTCAAAAGTATTCCTTCAATCAAATATAAATGGTGTACATAATCTTCTTGAACTTATTAAACAAAAAAGTTCTCTTAGCAGACCAACTTTCGTTCAGATAAGTACAGATGAGGTATATGGAGATATTATTGAAGGTTCTCATAAAGAAACGGATATACTAAATCCAAGCAATCCTTATTCGGCATCTAAAGCTGCTGCTGACATGTTGGTATGTTCATGGGCAAGAACATATGGATTAAAATATCTAATAATTAGACCAACAAATAATTATGGTATTGGACAGTATGTCGAGAAGCTAATTCCAAAGACATGTAAGAATATTTTATTGGGAAAGAAGATTGATTTGCATGACCATGGATTACCTAAGAGAACGTGGCTAAATGTAAATGATACAGTAGAGGCAATTTTACTTCTTATTAATTCAAATCAAGAAAATCAAATTTATAATGTCAATGGAAATTATGAATGTCGCAATATTGACGTTGTAAGGAAAATAGTTCAATTAATAACAGGTGCAGAAGAGCCTTATGATTATGTAAACTACTGCACTAGACCAGGACAAGATTTAAGATATTCTTTAGATGATTCTAAAATTAAAACTTTAGGATGGCAACCCAAAGCAGATTTTGATAAAGAATTATTCAATATAGTGAAGTATAATTCGAGTAATTTTATATGGTAATTGACACATTTATTCTGTATCACCATTTGGGTTTAGGAGATCATTTTGTTTGTAATGGATTAGTACATTATGTTAGTAAAAATGCAAATGTAACATTGATATGTAAAAAGCAGCATGTAGAGTGTATAAGTCATCTCTATGAGGATTTTAAGAACATCACAATTTATCCAATAGAGAAAGAACCAGATGATGTTTTTAAATTATCACAAGATACACAAATTCCCATTCTAAGAGTGGGATTTGAGAATACAGATTTAAATTCATTTGAAAAATCGTTTTATTACCAGTTAAATATTCCTTTTGAGGTTAAGAATGAATATTTCACACTACCCTCTAATCTAAGTAAGTCAAATAAATTTTATAATAAAGTAAAAAATGATCTAGGAGAGGATTATATCTTTGTTCATAATGAAAGTACAGCCGGGGTATATGATCTAGCTATAGATTCTCCTCTACCTAAATTCTTTGTACGAAAGGAAGATACAAAGGATATTTTAGATTATATCCATACTATTTGTTTTGCTAAGGAAATACATTTTATCAATAGTGGATTATTTCCTTTAATTGTTGGTCTTCTCTATCAAAATAAAATAAAAACAGATAAAGTATTTTTTCACAATACTAGGAAATTATCAGAGGGTGGACTTCATATAGAATTACCTGAAAATATTATTAGGATAAATTATGAGTAATAAAATAATTGCAATGAGTGTATATGGAGATAATCCACGTTACATTGTTGGAGCCAAGAAACAAGTTCAATTGAGTAAGTATTACTATCCCGATTGGAGAGTAAGAATTTACACAGAGAATGCTAAAAATTTTGAAAATGTTGATGCAGATATTATAGAGAAAGAATTTAATCCCAATGCTGTTTTTTGGAGATTCTATCCAATGTTTGAATCGGACGACAATATTACCATTGTAAGAGACTCCGATGGTAGAATAACAAAAAGAGAAGCAATGGCAGTTAATGAATGGTTAGATTCAAATTGTAATTTCCATACATTTAGAGATCATGAAGCACATTATGAATTTCCTATCATTGCTTGTGCTTTTGGATTAAAGGGAAAATTACCCGATTCGATTAAAGATGAAATGGAGAGGTTTATTAGTAATAATTTTTACTATACTAATGACCAAGTATTTCTTCGAGATTGTGTCTGGCCTTTTGTAAGAGATAATGCTATGGTTCATTCAATGCATGAGGGATGGTTTGGTGAATCTAGAAAAGCTCTTAAAAATGAATATGAGTTTTGTGGTAATGGTTGGGATGAACACGACAATCCTTTATATCCAAATACATTAGAAAAATGTGTAGGCTTCAACATAAGCCGAGTGAAACCAGAGGATAAATTTGGATGGAAATTTAATGAATAATCCACTAGTAACAATAATAACAGCAACAACTTGTTCTGAATTTTTAAAGAAGAATTTAGAATCAGTACAAAATCAAACCTATAAAAATATTCAGCATTTGGTTTTTATAGATGGAAAAGAACATTTATCTAATCATGATTTTGAATTAGATCTCACACAAGATGTTATAGTCCTACCTTATCCAACCGGTACTGATAATTACAATGGTCATAGAATGTATGCAGCAGGTACTTTTTTGGCGAAGGGAGATTATATAGCTTATCTAGATGAAGATAATTGGTTAGAACCCGATCATGTTGAGAGTTTAGTTGAATGTACCAAACCTAATAGTTGGTCATGCTCACTTAGAAAAATAACAGATATGGATGGTAACTTTATTTGCAATGATGATTGTGAGAGTCTAGGTAATTGGGAATCTGTAGTGAATGATTATTTTGTAGATGTAAACTGTTACTTCCTACCAAAAATTTTAGCAGTTCAATTATCACCTATTTGGTATCGTAGAGCAAGACATCCACAAGAGCAACCAGAGGTGGATCGCCTATTGACATCTACTCTAAGACATAATAAAATAGAGTGTAATGTGTCAGGTAAGTATACTGTTAACTATAGAGCAGGAAACAGAGCAGATTCAGTACAGCCAAATTTCTTCATCGAAGGAAACAAAGCTATGGAACAAAAATATGGAGAAACCTTCCCATGGAGAAAATAGATTACAAATATAGTGAAGATAAAATTTTAGAAGATTTAAAAGTTTATATTGATTCAACGTATAACGAGCATTATGCTCAAAGTAAAATTCAAACATCCGAATTTATTATAGACAATGGGCATGGAGTTGGATTTACTGTAGGCAACATAATGAAGTATGTTCAAAGATATGGTAAGAAGGAAGGTAGAAATAGAAAAGATATTTTAAAAGTATTACACTATGCTATCATGTTACTTCATACTCATGATAAAGAAGTAGGTTCAGATGAAACAACAAAAGTTAGGGATTATAGAAAATGAAATTATGTAATGAAACGATTCAAATTTTGAAAAATTTTGCAATGATTAATCCAAATATGGTTTTTCGTGAAGGGAAGAAGCTTGCCACAGTTAATGTAGCTAAGTCTATTTTCGCCACAGCTCAGATCGAGGAAGAGATCCCTCAGAAGTTTGGAATTTATGAACTAAATTCCCTTCTACAAATTCTGTCATTCTCCGATGATCAAGATATTGATTTTGGAGATAAGAGCATGGTCATTAAGAATGATTCGGGTGCTTTTGAATATTTTTATTGTAGCGTTAATCTGCCAGAGCCACCTACAAAGGAAGTAGAGTTTGAACCTTTCTTTCAATTTGATTTGACAAGTAAGGACATTCAAACAATCAGTAAGATCATGGCATTACTAGCAGCTCCTACTCTTTCAATTGTATCTGAAAAGGGTACAGTCACAATGCGTATCGGTGATAAGAAGAATAGTACAGCAAACAATTTCAATCGAGTAATTGGTAAGTGCAAAGATGATTTTCAGTGCGATTTGGCAACAGAAAATTTCAAACTAATGCCAAACGATTACAAAGTGACTATTGCAAAGAAGCCCGGATTAGCTGTTGAATTTAGAACAACTAAGGGCAAGCAAATGGTTTATATTCTAGCAGTTGAACCAACCTCAAAGATTTAAAAATGGATCAAATTCGTGATGAGCAGTTTTTGTGGGTCGAAAGATATCGCCCAGTAACAATTGAAGATTGTATTCTCCCAGAGAGTCAAAAGAACACCTTTAAGGAATATATTACTAAAGGTGAGATTCAAAATATGCTACTCTGTGGAGGAGCTGGTATGGGTAAAACGACCATAGCTAGAGCTCTTTGTGAGGAGTTGGAAACTGACTATATTATTATCAATGGTTCAGAGGAATCTGGTATTGATACTCTAAGAACAAAGATAAAGCAGTTTGCATCTACAGTTTCTCTAACAGGTAAGCCTAAGGTAGTCATTCTAGATGAAGCAGATTACCTGCAGGCTAGCTCTACACAACCTGCCCTTAGATCTTTCATGGAGGAATTTGCACAAAATTGTAGATTCATTCTAACATGTAACTTTAAGAACAGAATCATTGCTCCTCTACATTCTCGTTGTGCTGTTGTAGAGTTTAAAATATCAAGGGAGGAAAGTCCCAAGATTGCAGCAAAATTCATGAAAAGAATAAAGTTTATTCTTGATAATGAAAAAATTTCATATGATGAAAAGGTAATTGCTGCTTTATTGATGAAATTCTTCCCAGATTATAGAAGAATTTTAAACGAACTACAAAAGTATTCAGTTCATGGTAATATCGACGAGGGATTACTAAGTAAGGTTGATGATGTAAATACCAAGGAACTAGTCAAGTCTTTGAAAGAAAAAGACTGGAAGAAGATGCGCCAGTGGGTTGTTGCAAATCTAGACAATGATCCCTCAACTCTTTTTCGTAAGATTTATGATGATCTTCTAGATAAAGCAAACGAGGTTCCTCAATTAGTTTTAATATTAGCAGATTATGGATATAAGTCAAGTTTTTGTGCAGATCAAGAGATTAATTTAGTTGCTTGTCTGACAGAGATCATGGCATCAATTACATTTAAGAAATAAAATGGAAGAGTATAAATTACCCACAATTGCTCCCTTTGCTTTCGTTGAAAGTATCACAAATAGCAAAGAGAACTTGATTGTTGATGATTGGTCAGAGAAGCAGTATAATCCTTTCATCATAAATAAAGCTCTAAGTTTTGGTGCTGACACAGTAATTTACGCTAATGAAATGAACTCTCGCCCACATCTAGACAAGAAACTCCAGCATGACTTTCTTAAATATATAATTAAACCTAAAAAGCGGTACAACAAATGGTTTAAAGCTGATAAGCTGGAGGCGATTGAGATTATTAAATCTTTTTATGGGTATAGCACACAACAAGCCCACAGAGTTCATACTCTCTTTTCGCAAGAACAACTTGATCTGATAAAACAAAAATTACAAAAAGGTGGGCTTTCAAAATGACTAATATTAAATTCAATGTGAATCTAGAGGGATACCAACCTCTAGAGATAATTTTAGCTAAACCAGATGACTTCTTAAAAATTAAAGAGACTCTGTCTAGAATTGGTGTTGCTTCCAAAAAAGACAAAATTCTTTATCAGTCATGTCACATTCTGCACAAGCAGGGCAAGTACTTTCTAGTACATTTTAAAGAATTGTTTGCTCTAGATGGAAAGTATTGTGATATTTCAAATAATGATCTGCAGCGTAGAAATACTATTGCTAAACTTTTAAAAGATTGGGGTTTAATAACTATTGCCGATGAATCAACATGCACTGATCTAGCCCCTCTTTCACAAATTAAAGTTCTTACATTTAAAGAAAAGAATGAGTGGACAGCTCAGGCAAAATATAACTTAGGTAGAAGGAAATCAGCACAAAAAGTTAACTAGTTTTTGAGTTCTGTTATAAATACAAATGTGAGATGCCTTAGGGGTCTCACATTTAATTCTTGCTAAAAAGGAGAAAACAATGACTAAATTACAACCAGTAAACTTTAATGATAAATTTCTTGATCAATATTTTGTAGGGCATGATCGATTCTTTAAAAATATTAATGAGATTTTTGACGATATTAGTTCCTCAAAAATTAGTACTTCCTATCCTCCATATAATATCAGAAAGACGAGTGATTCCACATTTGCTATTGATGTAGCAGTAGCAGGTTTTTCTGAAAAAGATCTTGATATTACTCTTCAAGAAAACACTCTAACTATTGTTGGTACACATGCAGAACAAGCAACCAATGATGTATACTTGCATCATGGCATTGCAGGTAGAGGCTTTAAGCGCTCCTACATTGTTCAAGATCTTAAAATCACAGAGGTAACATTAGAAAATGGTATGCTTTCTATTAATCTAGAGCATGTACTACCAGAAGAAAAGAAACCTAAAAAGATCGAAATTTTAAAAAAGAAACAGCTTCTACAAGAGTAAATAAGAAAACCCAGCCAGGCTGGGTTTTTATAAATAAAAATAAAAATGCCTATTCATGTTCAACCTATAGTAGCTAATGTTAGATTTTATTCAGAGGGAAAATCTTTCGAGTCACAAGATGCTTATGATGCTGTTGCAACTATACAATTTATTGGCAGGAAAGTTTTCCTAGGTTCAATGCATGGTAACATAACAATTGATATGTTAGTTGATTTTTTTAATTATGTTTACAAAATGGATTGTGAGGAAGTAATAGCAATTCGTCGAGGTAAAACAAAAATTTATTCTAAGAAAAATATAGAAAAATTCTTAAAAAAATACAATAAAATCGACTGAGTTGTATATATATTAGTACAATAAGAGGAACTAAAATGTTACATCAATCTATTTTTACAACACCTAGTGGATCAGGCATAGAAAATTGTGCCTATGATGCACTATGGATGAAAATAAAGGGGTTGGTGTAAGAAAGTTTGCACAGGAGTTACACTAAACCCCAGGTTTAAATCTGGGGTTTTTTGTTTATGGGGCACTGAAAAAATAATGCTTGACATTTAAGCTAAAGGCTGTATAATGGTCGTAAATTGGGCCTATAGCTTAATGGTTAAAGCAGCGAACTCATAATTCGTTGAGTCTAGGTTCAAATCCTAGTAGGCCCACCAAATGATAGCAGAGTGAGCAAGTCTGGTGATTGCGCGTGCCTGAAGAGCATGAGAATAAGGTTCGATTCCTTAACTCTGCACCAAAAAGGAGTTTGAAATGAGAAATCTCATTTTGGCGTTGAATAGCGGTGGTCAACCACATAGTTGGATGACATGGCAAGATGCTATTACACTTAAGTGTAAGGATCTCATTGCTTGGGAATTTGGTGATGAAGAATTCATGTTTACCGGTGGTATTTCTCGTATGACCGGTCAACAATCGAAAGTTGAAGTTGCATCTATTATCGCATTGAAGTCTAAGTTTAAGTATATCGAGAGAGTTCCTGCTCTAAACAACAGAAACCTTTTTCGTAGAGACTTGAACTTGTGTGCTTACTGTGGTAAGAAGTATACTGAGGCACAATTGACAAAGGATCA